TTTGTCATTCTTTGTTTTTTTACTATTTTTGCGCCTTCTCAAGCGATTTTTTATATAAAAGGTGCACGAACACCTACAAGGCATTTAGCCTCTGTTGTGGTGTTCGTGCACCTTTACTTTGCGTAGCGGGCTTGAGAATTTGCTACGCGGGAGATGGGGGCTTTTTTACATCATGCCTCCTCCCATTCTCTTATTTGCCCTCTTGCCCATTCTTTGCAGGATTCCCTATAGCTAATGAATGCAACAAATTCGGGGTTTAATTCATCTATACGCCCTTTGTCTCTCACAGCAAATTCATCATCAATGTCGTATTGTTCGCGAATTTTCGATACCAAGAGGCTTTTGTAATCCGGTTCCGGAACCTTTACGTATTCCCACTCCTGAATAATTTGTGTTTCAGTTTCGCTGTACTTAGGAATCGGCATATACCAATTGCGACTTTCGGGCAACGTTTGTACATACTCTTTATACCCTGCTCTTAGGTAATCTTCATGCGAAGGGTTAGTAATATCGTAATCTTCAATTTGAAGTTCATTTGGAGCATGTTCCAATTGCCCGTTTCCTTTTAGCCTTGCATATTTCATAGCTTAATAAATTGCTTTGTTATATATTTTTATATTTCTGAATAGAAGTTTAACGCCGGAGCTGCCGTCCCCCCATTGGGTATTTGTAAAGTGAATTTCATCACTTGTAGTTGATGCGTTTGTTATAAGTTGGTTGGGTGCAATAGCAAGTTGGAAAGCTAAATTTCCATCATTATATTGTGTATGTGTCAAGTTATCAATATCCATTATTTTTTTGAAACGAAACCATTTCCTTTGAGTTAAAAAATCTACACCCGGAGTACTGTAACTCCTAAAGATCCCTGTCATAGACCCTGTTGCCGGCCCATGTCTTAACATATAAATAGACCCTGACCCGCTAACAGGATAGCACTCAAATTCTAACGTATGAGTTTTATGGCGTTGGTTAGTCGCAAATAAAGGCGTTCCGTCAAGTGCTCGCAAATCAAGCCCACTAATTCTTGCGGAATTAGCAATAGCAGAAGTTCCCATTGCTGACCATGCTTGATGACTCGTATCCCAAAAGAAAAAACTCGTACTTGGAATTGTAACAGAACGTCCGCTTATTTTATCTATTAAATCGGTTTGGTCTGTTAAACCTAAGTCAAAAATCAAAGCAGGGTCGCCTATTTCTAACTGTGGTTGTGGTCTTCTTCTAATTGTCCCCATGGTTCAAATGGTGTTATTGATATTTTTCTTTCAATGATTAAAATTTCAAATAGCGTATCGGTTAACTTCGCTGCTTCTGCAAATAATTTTTGCTTTCTAATATTAGAAGGAGTAACAATAGTTGTTAGAGTTGCACCGCTTGAAAATCTAATTATAATCGGCTTGACGGAATTTGGCACATTTTGAAGTGTTAAATTCGTTAATTTTCCGAATTTGTAGTAAACTCCTCCTTCGGGTGTGAGCGTTTTTGTAGAAGAGGCTAAATCTTCAACCACGATAAACTCAAAATCCTTTCCATCTTTACCCTCTGCTTTTATTTTCGTATCAGTTACTCCAATAAACCAATTACCGTTACCCCCAATGTGTGGCGTGGTTCCGTTCGTGCCATCCTTGCCTTCTGCTTTTATTTTCGTATCAGTTGCTCCAATAAACCAATTACCGTTACCCCCAATGTGTGGCGTGGTTCCGTTCGTACCATCCTTGCCTTCTGCTTTTATTCCCGTGTCAGTTGCTCCAATGAACCAATTGCCATTAAGCCCGATATGTGGCGTGGTTCCGTTCGTGCCATCCTTGCCTTCTGCCTTTATTCCCGTGTCAGCTGCTCCAATGAACCAATTGCCATTAAGCCCGATATGTGGCGTGGTTCCGTTCGTGCCATCCTTGCCTTCTGCTTTTATTCCCGTGTCAGCTGCTCCAATGAACCAATTACCATTATCCCCAATGTGTGGTGTGATTCCACCTGTGCCTTGCGCTACCGCATATATTTCGCGCAAAAGAGCCGCAAGCCGGAATCTGGTATTACCCTCTCCAGCGGTCTCCTCTTCTATTTGATTAATTCTTTCGTCTATTGTCATAATCTTTCGTGTGTTATGTTAATATAAAGACTTACATCTGCACCTCCAGCTATGCCTAAGTCAACGCCGCCACCATTTTCAATACTAATTCCGCCCCCGCCTGAATTAACGTATTGCCATAGTGTACTCCAGCTTATTGTATCATTAGAGGCTGTCGGTTCTGCATCCCACGGGCGCTTTATCAGCGTAAAATTTCCAATCTGATAGACGCATACATCGAAAGTTCTTTGGGTTGTTTTATTAATGGCTTTCCCAAAGCCGATAAATCCTTTTTTTGAAAAAACGGACTGGAAACGCACACCTGTGCTAATGTCAGATGCTGCGGATAGTACCTGCAAGTGCATGAGCAGCCTTTGTGTATTTCCATTGGTAATCACTTGCGCCTCTTTTTTCTCCAAGTAATTACCCGGAGTAGGTATTTCCATTTTTGAAAAAGGAATGTCCCAATTTTTCCGAATCAAACTTGTGAGTCTAAGCGGGCCTGATGGAACATTGTTTGAAAAAACTAATATTCTTTCTTCGTATGCAGGTAACGTTTGCCCACTTGCATATACTTCATTTATAATAGTTGTCGAAATATTAAATCCGTGTGGACGTTCACCCTCTGAAATTGCACTCACGCTAAACGCCGGAACGAAAAGTATCTCCTTATTGTAGAAAACAAAACCCTGCGAGTAGTTTACCATGAGCCCGGCAGTGGTTCCTTGAACACCCGTTAAAACATAAGCGTTATTTTCAGAATCGGGATAAAAGGAAGAGTAGAGTGCTATTAGGTTACTGTGCATCTCCTCATTGATATATTGAAGAAATGCTTTATTTGCAGGCAAACGGTGTTCTAAGTGATCTAAAATTAGTTTTTTCATATATATTGAATTATAGGTAATTTTGTTAAAAGCTTGTACTTATCTAAAAGCGCCAAAACATAATTAGTCATGTCATCGCTTTTCATTTCCAATGGCAGTACCACTGTAAAGCCATGCGTGTGCCCTGTGTTTGCCCATAGAAAATACTCGTCATGTTCGCCCTCTACGCCATTAAAATATTTCATAAGGTTATCCTCACCGCCGCTATTACCACCGCTTTCGTAGAAATAAAAAGGTGGTTCAGGGTCAGGGATCGTAATATATATGCGTTTATGTATCGGGTCAAGAAAATGATTTAACATATTTTCAAGGGAGAAAACTTGAGGGGTAACCTGTGCATGATAATTTAGCTCTTTAAAATATGTGTCAATTTCTCTTTTACAATCTTGAAACGCTACTGAAACAGCTTTTAAAAAAGATTTTAACACCCCTTTCCTTAAAAAAGTAGGCAATAAAAGTATCAATAAGCGATTAAAATCTACATTCATAATTTATATCACGTATCCAATTACACTTTGAGTTTCATTGAAAGCCATATAGCCGGAGCGCGAAATATAGGTTGAAATGATAACTTGTTCACCCAACGATGGTGGCATTGCCCACGAACCTGTTAATTGCGCAACGCAAACACCTTTTACCTCCTGCAACGCATCCGTAAGCGCCATGTTGCTAAATTCAGAATCAAATGGGAACGATCTAAAATAGCTGTTAATCGCGTCAATAACAGGCGTGTCATTTGTCCCATCTATTCGTCTGCCTTTAGAGTCAAGTACAAGCGGGTCATAGTTTATTAATAGATTGCACCTGTATATATCCGGATTACTTGAGAAAATCCGAACATGCACCCCGGCGTCAAATACACGCCCGGCATATTCATAAATTGAGTTTATGTCATTTTCATTAATTATTTGCGGCACACCACTTGCATCATTCGCTATCCGGAACTCTAACACACCATTTACCACCCTTAACGAGCAATGTTTTATTATTTTCGCTTCTACACCAATTGCATCATAGCCACCTTCTTTATTGAGGGCATGCCCCAACTGAAATGCTTTGAGTTTCGCAACATACCATGACTTTGTGTGCGGACGCAAACTTTCTACGCGCAAGGTGAGGTTGTTTTTTTCGGTATCGAAAATTCGCTCAAGTATATGGATGGCAAATGCTACAATGTAAAAAAGTATGTTTTCTATGCTTACTTTTGAAAACACGCTATCAAAGCCGTCATTGGGCGTGGACGGGTCTATTTTGTAGATTGCTCTAATGCTTGCTTCTGACAGGAACTCCGCCGTCATTTGCTGTTTTATAGTTTGTATTGTCCTTGCCATTATTCAAATGTGTAATCAAATGTGTAATCAAAAATTCTATGTTTTTTCGTTTTTTCCTGATAGTCTGTAGCAGGGGAAATCGAATTAATTGCGTAATATTCCACAATTCTTTTATTCTTTTCAACTTCCGGAACCACGAGCAAATCACCCTCTACGTTGTCCGTAATACTAACACCACTTGCCAGCGCAATATCATACGCCGCCTCGGCAATTCCGCACGTTTTTAGCGCAATGTCGAAAATAGATTGTCCAAAAAGTGGCGTTATGGTTGTCATGGGATGCGAAGGGATGGATTGAATTGTATAAAACTCGAACTGTCAATTTTAAGCTCATAAGTTCTTGTGGTTGGCACATTAATAGTTCCACTGTTACCCTTTCCGTTAACGGTCATTTTTGATTGATCCCGTACATTTAGCGCAACATCAAATCGGAATGTCTCTTTTTGCAAAAGTTCTTTTATTGTACCTCTTTGCTCAAGAATTACTTCGCTCTGCTCTTTTGTTTGATTTTTAAGGCTTTTTATGTTCCTCTGCTGTAATACAATTGTTGTAACCATAACGGATAATACAACCGCTAATACTGCATACTTTATGAATTTAAACAATAATTTTTTCATATACTAATATTTAATGTTATGTGTAATAAGAAGGCTCTCATATTTTTCAATTTTCTTTTTAAGTATAATATTTTCCTTTTTTTCACGTCTTAAACCTTCTACCTCTTTAGAAAGTTTGTGCACTTCGCTTGTCAGCTCTTTAATTTGCTGCGACTGTTTTTCAATAAGCCCAGTATTACGGTCTTTCTCTTCAGCATGAATGCCAAGCTCGCTTCTTAGCTGTGCAATGATTTTGTTAAATGTGTCAGTAGCTGCATCTATATTGTCAATCCTTTGTCGTTTTCTGCTAAAAAACCAACCGCCAAGGCCACCGGCTGCAGTCGCGATAACCGGTGCAATAATCCACATCATAATTGCTTCAAAGCCCATAGTATTTTTGTTTTATGTATTTTATTATAATTGCCTATAAACAGTAGGATAACCTTTGGCATTTAACCAATAAAGTTTCAAATCATTAGTAAAATCTGTTGGCTTTCCGGCGGTACGGGCGTGGAAAAGTTGTACGCCTCCGGCAAAAAATGCAACATGTCCTTTCCACAGTAGCAAGTCCCCCTTTTTAAGTAGCTTAATAAAATTGTCATGCGATTGCAAATGCACAGCATTTGGTTTAATTTCCTGCCAGTTTCCTGGAGGTTTGCCCGCACTCGTTGACCAAACGCGGTTTTTTTGACCTGTAGCAGCGTTCACAAGACCGGAACAGTCCATGCCGTTAATATCCATGCCGCCACTTTTATATGGCGCTCCTTTAAATCTTAATGCGTTTTCGTAATATGTGCTCATGATTACTTGTTTTTAGTTATACTTTGCGTCTATTTCTAATTCGCCCGTTTGTAAATCCAAATCTGTTTTATTCACTTTCAAATCATCTTTTTTAAATTCCTCCCTAATCCGTTTTTTCCACTCTAAAACATCATCATCGCCCAACATATCACTGACCCCAACCCCAAGCGTAGGATATTCCTTAAACTCGTTTTTTTGAGCTACCAAAATCATATATTGATTTTGCAGGGAACTATCACCCACAACCATACTGCCGTTGCGTATCATAACATCGCCATCTTGACCCAATAATATGCCTATGCCTTTGCTCATTATAAAATTTCTAATTCTTTTAATTTTAAAACAATGTATTTATCAGCTGCATCTGTTATTACCTTCGCCACCTGATCAGTGATATTATCACCTTTCAGTTTTTTAAAACCGTCTTCCAAATCCTTGTTTAATTGTTGTTTTGCTGTCATATATTAGTGCGTTATTTTGTCATTCCATAAGTCTTTTTTTTGGGTTGTGGGCTGTATTTGCATGCCTGCCCACGTCGAAATAGCTCCTTTTAAAGCTCCGCCTCCATCCATTGGAGCCGGAACCCAAGCGGTGAGTATTTGTTTTAGCTGGTTTATTTCATTTTCAAGATTGCTAATTTTGGAGGCAGTTTTTTCAGCAACAACCAACCCATCATTTTTACCTCCATTAAATTCAATTACCTTATCGCACTCAACTTTAACATCGCCTTTTATTTTCAATGTAATATCTTCATCAATAACTCCGGTAATACTTGCAATTTCCGAATACGCCACTACGTTCATCCACGCCATGTCGCCGCCTGTTTTGTCGCAAATCAATACAACGCTACCCTTTTTAGGTTTAATGATAAAATTGTTTTCGTTTCCGTCCGAAACCGCCGCCAAATGAATGCCGGTATATGTAGTTCCTGCAATATCCACATCGCACGTTTCATCGCCCACTTCCACAACTTCTGCCGAGATAAACAGATTACGGTTGTCCGCCTTTCCGTTGTCGTTGGACATTTCTTTCAATAGCCTTTTTATTTCGCGTGCCTTGTTCACTTTGACAATATTTTACCTAATGTTATCACTCTTACTCCACCCTCTTTACTAAATGTGGTTTCAACTTCGAGAACATAATACGTTCCGTCCTTATATTCATAATCGGGGTCAATAATGGTTGCCTGGTATCCGGAACTACAAACCGGTATCAACCAAGCCTGAAAACTCCCCTCGTATCCGTCATAGCTTTTCGATTCATATTCCTGCTGTGCCAATAGTTTAATGCTTTTTTGGTCGCTTGTACTTGTTTTTCGTGTTACGCTTTCCCCACCCATGTCGCCAAACTCGTACTTTTTCGTTTTTCCATCAGGGCCGGTATATTCAATAGTAACCTTTATCCTCCTGTTCTCTTTTTTCTTGTATTTCAAGTCTGTGCCTTCTGCATCAATATTTTTGGAAAAATCATATTTTACCTCTCCGAATATTTCGGAATATTGCGGGTGAATGTGCAATACATTATCCTTTAAATAAATATTTGGCATTGCCTCCTCCTGAATCTTCTTTAGAACATCATAGCCGTTTACATTTTTAATTACAAATTTGTCATAAGAAAAGTCATAATCGCAATCCAATGAAAACTGTTTGTTGTGTTTTTTACCGACCTCCGTATTTACATAGTTGAGAATGTCCTTTACTTTAACATTCGTAAACTCCTTATTAGGAATGTCAACACGATATAAAAAAATCCCATCTTCGCAGTTCAACACTAAAGAACCGCCATCCGTACTGATGCTTTCCACATAGCCTTCAAATTCGGTTTCAAGGTTATCATCGTAGCCAAGTTCAATTTTTATTTCATCACTCCGCTTTATCTTTTCATCAATGTTTAAAGCCTTGTTAAATACCGTTGCAGGAAGTGTAATGGTAGCCGTATCTGCCAATAATTCTACAGAGCGCTTTACTTTTACACTCTCAATCATTTTCAGATTGTAATTGCCAATACTAATTTTCCAGTTCATTTTAAACATTATTTTTCCTCCAAAAGCTGATAGTTATCGTCCGAGTACGCTTTAATGGTGAATGCCTGATTTTCTATTCCCTTGGTAAAGGGAAAATCATAGCTTTCAATGGCTATTCTTGTGGTCTCAAAAACATCCATGAGTATGCCACACTTTATTGTTACCGATTCTTTGCACTCACATATTTCTCTTATCGTTTTGATATATTCATTCATTTTTTCTTCATCTTCCGCTTGCAGGAGCCCGGCAATAGTAATTTCAAAATCATCCTGACTCCATGTTTCCTTAATAGAGCCGCGCATTTTGCTTTTTGCCACGTAACGTCTGCGAATAATGTTTTTCCCGCTAACTGAAATAAGTGGATCCAGCGGAAGCTGAAATTCTGTTTTTTCCTTTTCGCCTTCCCTTACATAGGTAAAAGTACATGGTACTAAAAACAGTGTACTCTCAAAGTTTTTACCATACTTCGCGTCAAATTTGTCTTTGTCGTAATCCGATGAATTTAGCTGTGGATCCAGCACAACCGATTTTCCAAAAAGAAAAGGCGGGGGTATATTGTACCCAAAAGCGTTAGTGATTTTTAACGCCAAATTAGTCTTTTCATTTATAGCCCGTATCGGATCCATTGTTATTCGTAGTTATTTGTTTGTAATTGCTTCTACCCTGCGTTTTGTGCTGAATAAAGTACGCGCAGTAAAATTTCTTCCATTTTGCGCTCAATATCCTTCGCATTTTCAGTAAGGCCACCGTTAAACACCATATTGTCGAAAAACTTACCCATATTAATGTTGATTTGAGTGTTGCGGGTTCCGCCGGTGGCGGTGGCTTCGGCGCCTTTGGTTACTGAACTGGGAACTTTGTCACCACTGCCTTTCAAGTCAGATACGCCCGGTATAGCAGGATCTAATATTCCGTCTCCTTTTTTCTTCGCTTGCGATCTTCTCCAACTTTTACTTCCTTTTTCCGCTCCTTCTTCATAGGCATCCTTTGTCTTTCCCCTGATTCTATTCCACAACTTGCCAATGGGTTTTGTAATAGTGCCTATTTTATCCGAAACCCATGAGAATAATTTTTTTACGGCTGCAAAAATCTTGTCAAAAATATCCAAGAGAGGCTGAAACGCATCTTTAATACGCTTTCCAACGTTTGCAAAAGCAGACCAAAGCCATGAGAAAAAACCTGAAATATAATCCCAAATACCGGTGAAAAAGCCGCCAACAGAACTAAATATACCGGAAAAGAAACCTCCAATATTTTGCCCTATGCTTTTCACCCAATCCCAAAGTGAAGAAAGCTGCGTGCCAATCCAGCTGAACAAACCCTTTATTGGCTGCCAAATTAAAGACACCAACCCTCCTATTCCTGCAAAGAATGTTTTTATTACTTCCCAAACTCCAAAAAGTACCCTTCTAAAACCTTCGCTTTTGTCCCACAAAAGTTTAAAAATACCAACTACCAATGAAATACCCGCCGCAATCCATCCAATAATCGGAATTGCATATATGGCAGCCGACACAGCTCTTATAGCTATTTTTAGCGCACCCATTGCTCCAACAAGCAGCCAAGTGAGTGTTCCATAAACGCCCATTGCGGCTACCGCGCTCCAAACAGATGTGATTTTTGCCCAAATAGCAGCGGTGTTTTTAACGATAATGCTTTTTAATATGCCAATATCACGTTTCAGTAAATTCACTTGCCACCAAAGTTTATACTTCGCTGCTCTTAGCAGGTTTGACTTTATAATCCACGCACCAATGACTGTAGTAACTGAAATAATTATTGGGTAAAGATTTTTAATTTTTTCCCATAACCAAACAAAGAACTCGCCTGTCTTTTGAATAGCCTGTGCAATTGTATTGAAAGAAAAAACTATAAAATTTTTAATCATTGAAATAGAACTCCAAATACCATTTATTGCCACCGAAATACCCCTTGCAATTTTTGTAACGACACCGGATATTCTCTCCTGGTTTCTTTCAAACCAGTCGCCAACTTTGTTTATTTTCCCTAAAATTGTTTCATAGACAGGATACAGGGCATTTTTCGTAATTGTGATAAACTTTCCAATACGCCCTTTGGCATCTCCCATTTCATTGGCAACCTTCGCCATTTTTCCCTCCGGAGTGTCTGCCAATGCCTTGTTGACTCCACCAACTGATTCGGCAATGATTTTAGAAAGAACGGCAACCCTCTGCTCTTCTTTCCCAAATTTTAAAATGCGTTCCTCTGCCTTTGAAAACTTGTAACCGTATCTACTCAGTGCACCCACCTGTCCATCCAGTACTTTTCCCATCATGGAAGCGATGTTGGTGGCTTGCTCCTGGGATGCGTTAATACCATATTGCTGTGCCAGCATATCGTTCATTGCCGGCAAAAGTTTCTTTATGCTTTCGGTTTTGCTTACATAGGTGGCTAATTCCTGTGCGCCGGAAATTTGTACGCCGCTGCTTATTACACCTAATTTTTGCTGCTCGGCAGCCAACTCCTTGACACTTTTTATTTGTTCATCGGTAGCTCCGATCGTATTGCGCATTACTTGCCGCAGTTTTGTTTCCGCAACATTTTGCGCTTGGTATGCCTGCTCAAGTTCGGAAAAGTTTTTTTTAACGCCTCCTATCATTCTTTTAACAGCAACAATAGAAAGTGAAGCAACGGCAGCCTTTTTGACAAATGAGTAAAATTTGCTCATTCTTGTATTAACAGAGTCAAGCCCACTTGATATTTTTTTCAAGTGAGCTTCACCATTACCGTCAAATTTAAGTTCAAATAATACAGGGTTACTCATTGCTTAGGGTTTGGTAGTTAGTTTTGGCTATTTTCCATTTTTCGTATTGTAGCTAATTGTGCAAATTTTTCCGCCCATTGCGCGTCTGTTAGTTTGTCCGGATCAATGCCGAGGTAGTATTCAAGCATTGTATTTATAAATCCAATCCAGTTATGCTTAATACTACCGTCAGCATTTTCTACAACTCCCCCAGTTCAGCCTCCTTTATCGCAATTAATTTTTCAATCAAACCTGAGGCTCCAATCATAAAACCAACATCGGTTGTAAACACACTGCTTCCGCCGAGAAAACAGCTTTTCAGCATAGCCTCGTCGGCTTTCAAGGGATTGCTGTCTTTCATCGAAAGGGAATAATCCAGTTCTTTTCGGTCGGGCTTTCTAAAATACGCTATATGCCCCTCAGCTTTTGTAAAAAAGACTTTTTCGTGTTTTTCTTTCCACGCTTTTATTTGTTCATCGGTCGCCTGACCCGTTAATTTTTCTTGTTCCATTGTTTTGTTTTTTAAATGTTAAACTTATTTAAGGCGAAGGAAAATAAAAGGAAGGGTAATTTCCATGTTTTTATCGCCCTGTTTCATTTCTTTGGGTGATTCGGTGAATTGAATGCCTTGTAAAAAGTCTGTAATCATTACATCACCTTCTGAAGGATTGCCATAGCACACTACAGCATCTAACTGCAGATTGAGAATACTGCGGTTTTTTGCGACCGCTCTCAGTGTTTCCAACTCGGATTGCAAAAGTGTTATTTCGCCTTCATAGCCCTTGTTACCTTTTTGAATACTCAACGGCTCATTGCCTTTGCCATACAGAAGTTCCTTTTCCTGCTTTTCGGCGTACTTTACACCTGTAAAAGCGGTCAAATTTCTGCCACCTAAAACAAAGCTTAAATCATTCCATTCGTATTGTCTTGAATCAAACATAACTGTTAATTTTTTAATTCTTAATTTTTAATTCTTTACGCCTGACCTACTTTGAACCCCAAATAGCAATCAATGTATTTCGGGTAAGCGTAGGGTTTCACGCGCAAACGCACATCTAATTGGGAAGTAGCTACCACGTTTTGGTTGGTATCAATATAACACTCAACACCGGTATCGTTGGGGTCGCTGGGGTCATTGCCAAGGTTACGATAAGCGGTCATATTGTTCATAATGGCACGCTCTACGCTGTTTTGAATACTTTTTGCTATCGGTGCGGGGATACGTCCCTTGTCATCAACCGGAAGTTCTTCATTCAACTCCTCAAGTAGGGTAATGTAGCCAATTCTATACGCTTTGTCAACTATTCTGCGCCTCGGAATCAATGCGTAGTCGTCGGTTACCTTTGTCGCCAGTTTGTCATCGGAAAAGAAGTAACCGGCTTTACCAACAAAAGTGCGGAAGGTGATAAACCCTTTGTCATGGATAACTTCCACGTCGGCATCTTCTACCATTTTATCCTGTATGTAAAGTTTGCTCACAGGCAACGCACCGCTTCTTACACGGGCAATGGAACGCTGTACCGGAATGCTTGCCAGTGTACCGGAAAGCGTTCCCAGTGTGGCGCCATTGCTGCCACAAACAGTATCGCCAATAAGAATACCTACACGGTTAAGGTCGCCCTGGTGGAGTCCTTTCAGGTCGGCAGGAACACCGTTAAAATGTCTGCCCTCTAAAAATACAATGCTGGGTGCAAAACAAACGTCGGCTGTGTGAACGCCCAACTTTTGGGCTTCAGTAGCCGCCAAATAAACATCTTCATCCAAACCATCTAAAATAGTAGGGGTGTATGTGGCAGCATCTTTTTTAAAGCAGAACAAAAAGCGGACGGCGCCATTGGAATACTCTACCAGTTTCTTGCCGTAGCTTTTGGTTTTATCCACCATATCGGACATTTTTACCGTATCGGCAACGCACATAAAGTATAACTTGCTGCCTTGCGGCGCAATATCATAGTGCTCTTTTACGGCTTTATACATATTGGCATTTGGATCAGGAGTAAACACTTCCTCGCCGTTAATAATTTCGGTAGTTCCTGCAGTAACCCCAAAATCTGCCAATGCGTCAAATTTGGTCATCAAATAGGGTTTGTTCAGTTCTAACTTTCCTGGAACTGCAACCCCCGTGTAAATATGCCCGCACACGCCGTCATCCATTGGCGACGAGGAGCCGAGCAATCCGTTTTCAAAAATTATTTTTACTCTTGATAACATCGTACTACTGTTTAAAAGTTTCTAACTTGCTTTTCGGATACTGTTTAAGAGCGTTTTTCGCACTTTCTTCATTAGTAAAAAAGTATCCGTTCACACAATACACCTCTTTTAGGTCATGCTTTTTCATGATTTCAAAAGCCGACTTTTCAAGAGGATTCTCCGTTTTTTTAGGTGAGTCCCCTCCCTTTTTTTGCTCGCCAGGATCTCCTCCTGTTAGGTCTGTTTTATCGCCGCTGGTACCGCCAGTGTCGTTATTAGTTTCTTCGCCTTCCTGTTTCGCTTTGGCTTCCGCTTCTGCCTTTTCTTTAGCTTCCTGCTCCGCTTTTGCTTTGGCCTCTGCCTCTGCTTTTTTGGCGGCTTCCTTTTCTGCAGCTTTTTTAGCTGCCTGTTCTGCTTTGGCGGCTGCTTGTGCCGCTTTTTCTTCCGGTGTTAATGGTTTATTTGACATGATATTAATTTTTTAAGTTTCTACAATAATTACTGGGATTGCTTTTATCTTCCCTGTGTTTTCTTTTTTCTTTTCGTATTGGGCGAAAGAGAAAGTAACCTTAAACCAAACATTATTCTTTTCAAATGTAAAATCGCTTTCCGATTGGCGAACCAATTGCGTTGTGTCATCTACTTTTAACCCTTCAAAATGTTGAAAAATTTCTTCTTTGGAATCCAACAGCTCAATGGTTTCGTCTCTTAGCTCTGCTTTGTTAAAAGTGTCGGTTACTAACTCTTGATAAAAATATATACTTACGGTAGAGTCTCCTATTTGCCTGTGTTTTGCGAGGTTTGAAAAGCTCGCGCCTCCAAATTCAACTAATAATGCCGGTACCGGTATGGGATAATTTTCAGTATCTCGCTCAAATTGCTTTTTTTGCAAGTCAATGTACTGCAAGTGGGGCATTTTTGCTTGTGCCGTCTCTTCTACCAGTAAGTATATATCTTTAAGTTTCATTGCTACGCTTTTGCTAAATAAATTAAGCCTGAATAGCGGTTTGCGCTCATTTGAAAATCGGATTTAAACCTGTGTTGGAATCCAAATTCATAAGCACGCCCTGTCGGGTTTTGAGATTTATTCAAATAGAACATTTCGTACATACCACCGGCACGGAACACTTCGCTTTTACAGAACAGGAGCGCACACGGAACCACGTTACCTCCAATAAGTGCACCCTGAGGCGCCAATTTATTTTGCGCAACATCCCATCCGATACCTAACTTGTCGCCTAACGATTTATGAATTTTAAAGCCGTAGTACTCTACCATCGTGGGCTTAATTGTACCGTTTGGCGTAAGGTTTTTAAGCTGTCCTTTTAATATTTCATTATTGTTTACCAAATCCCACCACATATCTGAGGGCAACACCAAATTCCTTCCGTCCGGGAACTCTTTGTTGTCGCAGTCGCGGGCTAAGGCAACAATATCATCAAGAGTAAGCATCTTATAGCCGCCTCTCGCCGGTCCCGAACTCGCCTGAATCGAAATCTTATTACCCGACTGTTTTGGCGCCCATGCGTAAGCCGTGTCCTGTACCTCTTTCTTTATAATGGCGTCTGCCGACTTCTTTGTGTAATACTGTACTTTTTCAAATGGCAGTGCGTGCAATAAAGCGTTTCTAATCTTGTAATTTTGCGAATCGTAAACGTCCAATTCAACTTTATGAACGGTCTCTTCCGGCTCTACGCTATCAATATCCGAAATCCTGTTTTTATATACGCTTGGGTCTGCCCCGGCTTCCGGAAATACCAATGTTTGTCCTTCGCTGACAAACATACTTAAGTCCTCTGCTTCATTCATCCATGTTTCAATCGCATCATATTCCTCCTTTAACGATCGGAGAAAAACAATTTTTTGCGTATCCAAAGTAAGCGCGGCGCCCGCATCCATTAACACGGTTCCGCTACCGGCAACCAACAATCCAATACCGGTAGGCGTTGCCGCTCCTAACGATAAAATACCTGCCACAAATATGGCGACAATCGTAATAAATCCTAATAACTTTTTCATTGTTTACTTTCTTTTTTTGATTAATACTTTTATTCAGCTTTTAAGTGCATGGCTTTGCTTTCCTGGGCAAAGTCCATTTCCAACTTTTTAAATTTTTCCGGTTCATTTTTAGCCATTAGCTCAAGCCCCTGCGGATCCTTTTTAAACCATTCGAGGTAATTCCAACCGTCCCGCCCGTTAGCAGATTTACCGGAGCCATCTTTTCCAAAGTTTTCCAATTTTGCACTTAGTTCTTTGCGTTCCTGCTCTTTTTTTTCTGTTTCTTCTGTTTTAGAGGTTTCCTCCACTTTTTCCGGTGTCGGTTCAGGGCGTGCCTCCAACATTTTTTCTACGCTGTCGGGATCGGTAATTGCCAATTTTTTCAAATGCTCTACTTCACCGTCAGCCACAACGCCGCGTTTTTGATGAAGTTTAATGAGAAGGGTAGCGTTTCGCTCCTTTTCGGTGGATAGCTGTTTGCTTAGCTCATCCACGTTGTTTTTTTCTTCTTTGTCCATTGTTTCTGGGTTTTCGTTTAACTTGATTTCTTTTAAATGATATTCACTCCCTGAATGGGATAGTTTTAATTCATTGTTATTTGATAATACTATTGCGTTTTTTTGTCCGGGAAGCGTTACGAGACTAATCTCCAAAAGTTCGCTTTTTGTTACAGTTCCATATCTTTGCCCTGGTACTAACAGGGAAGCATTATCACTTTCTTCAATCGGATCTATCCAAAGAGAACAGGCTTTCATGAATCCGTCCGCATATTTCCAATAAAGTTTTACTGCAAATTCATCGTTTCTATCAAATTCTACTGTTCCCAGCAGCTTCTCACCTTCTACACGTACGTTTTTCCACCTCCCAACCGGTATGTCTCTTACTTCATGGCGAAAGCAACAAATTGGATTTGCATTAAATGCTGTTAAATCAATGCCATCAACCAAAAGCCTCCACCCTTTCCGGTTTAGCGTATTGTCGCAAATTACGAAATCAAACTCTAATTTTTCGGGGAGTTCGCGGTTGCCTGAATTTTTACTCTTGTCTGCCATAAAAACACTTTTTACTCTTGTTTTAGGTGGCAAAAATAAAACGCATAAATGAATCAAATAGAAAACATTGTTATCATTCATGCGACCGTTGGTATCATTACAATAAAATAAGATAAAAATATTTTGCTGTTATATTTTCGCACTCCAATATCCCTAAAAAGGATAAAAGTTAAACGAAAAAATTAAAAGCCATGTAATGGGAAAATTTACAAAAATTGAAGGCGAAAAAAAACGCCAATACGGAAAATCGCTTTACGTTAAAGGGTTTGATATACCTACAATAAGCGACATTATCGGAGCTGCAGAAAGTACAGTTAGAAAGTGGCGCGATAATGATAAATGGGAGGACGCCCGAAATAGCGCGTTTATTGCCCTTTCAGAGCTTCGCAACACCATACTTCAGTCGTTTATAGATTTAAAGGATGGTAAAAAACCAAAAATAAAACCGGATGAAGCTGCTAAATATGCCTCCGCATTCGAGAGGCTTTCAGACCGGAAAAAGACATTGAGCTACATGTATGAGGCTTTTGAAATGCTTACCCATGCACTTACCAAAGACATTGAAGGGGCGGCAAATAAAAAAGACAAGGAACTTTCCCTTGAAATATTGAAACGTGTCCGCACAAAAACCGATACCATTATTACAAAATTAACCAACGAAACCCTAAACGATTAATATGAGAAAACTGATAAGAAATTTGGTTAGAAAAAATGAGCGGATCATGGCATTAATTACATGGTTCAATCGCTGGAGAGCCGTACGCTACTTTAAACGCATTAAACGCCGGGCAGACAAGCTAAAGAGGCAAACCGGAAGCCAGGTATTTGTTGTTAAAATAAAAGGCAATGTAACATATCTTACTAAGAAGCAATTCAAAGATATGCGGGCAAAAAAAATGTTCCCCAAGCACTTTACTGCCGACTCTCTTAAACGCATTTCATTATACCATACCGCATGACAAAACGAGAGCTGCAAGACCTTCGAGATCGGTACATTCAACAGTCGAATCTTATCCGTAAAAGTACGGTAGAATCCATTATTAAGGAGCCTGAGGCTGAGCAGGAAAAACGTATAAAAATGCTGCTAAAGCCGGAAAATTACGGCTTGCTTTTCGACTATTATTTTGGTAGGGAAACCCCTATACCCTTGGCAGACTCACCAAGTGCGTGGTTCCATATTGACGTTTACAAAGAGCTTTATTTTAAGAATTACATTACGCTCTTTAATATCATATTTCGGGGCGGAGCAAAAAGCACGCACGCAAATTTAGGTTATCCGTTTGGGCTTAAGCAAAGTGAACTTGCAAAGTTTTTCCTGGTAGTGGGACAAAATGAAATGCGCGCAGCAATGCTCCTGCAGGATTTACAGGTACAGTTTGAGAGCAACGAGCGGATTATTCGTGATTTTGGAGCGCAGAAAAGTTACGGAAGCTGGGCAGACGGGCAATTTGAAACTACAGACCGTTGCACTTTCATGGCTTTGGGTATTGACCAGCCCTTTCGCGGGTTACGGGCAAACGGTGTGCGTTTGGAATATGCCTCCATTGATGACATTGAGGATATGAAACGCTCGCTTAACACGTCTCTTATTCAGGAATACTGCAATAAAATAACCGGTGATATTCAGGGGGCTTTCTCAAAAAACAGCGAACGAACCATCATCAATAATAATTACTTTGTAAACAACGGAATTATTGCTACTATGTTAAAGCGCAAAGGCTTTAATCCAAAGAAACTAAAAACCACCGAAAACTTTGTAAAACGGGAAAAATACGCTACCCTGTTTTTGGTAAACCTTACAACAAAATATTATCAGGAAATAGAAGCCAATCCGGATACGCAGTGGGAACCAAGCTGGGAACGTTACACAAAAGAGGACTGCCTGCGCAAAATTGAACAGTATAAAAACGACAAGGCTACACTGTCGAATGAGTTTTACAATACACCGGTAAAAGTAGGGCGCCTGTTTAAAGCTGAAAAAATAAAATGGGTAAAACCACGCCCACTTAAAGAGTATGACTTAATCGTGAATTTTTGGGACTTCTCATATTCAGCACAGGGCGATACGAAGGCAAACGTATCTATCGGGTGCCGCCCCGATGGGATGACGGTATTAAATCTGTTTTGCAAGAACTGTGATATTGCAGATGCTTTGCAATACCATTTTACCAACATTTACACGATGTTTAAACAAAATAGCAACGTAGTAAGTTTCTACGATGCCAACGTATCTCAAAAATCAATTTATGAACCGGTATTGATTGCAGCAGCCCAAAAATACAAGTCAAACTTTATTCCGTTACCGTCCCACAACCCAACAGACAAATACATAAAAATCAGTACCATTCTTGGAAGTGCATTTGGAAATGACAGGCTGGCATTTTCGGAAGACTTACAAAACTCCTCCGACTGGGAGGAGGCATCACACCAGCTTTTCAGTTTTGAAAAAGGCAGCAAAATACACGACGACTTCCCCGATGCGCTCTCAGAGTGTGTAAGGCAAGCACAACTATTATATTGCATTATGCCGGAAGGAGACATGGAAATTACAAAGCCCACTTTCGGTAAAAGAAAAAGAGGAGGATACTAATATGTTTCTACAAAAAGAAGAACTAAAAACCGTTTCAACGGAAGAGATTATCAACAAAATCATCGGCGGCGATGACGATATTGTTACCAATATTATCAATGAAAGCATTGCGCTAATGAAAGGTTATATGAGCCGTTTTTACGATGTGGAAGAAATATTTAGCCGTGAGGGTGCGGAAAGACACCTGGCAACGCTTAAACGTTTAAAAGACATCGTAATTTACGAAATATACGAGCGGCACACGCGAAATCAAAACGCTGTAGCTGCACGCCGGTATAACGAGGCAATGAACTGGCTTGAGAAACTATCTACCGGGGAACTGGGCGACAAAACATTGCCACCGGTTAAAAAAATAGAACCCATTAGCCAATCGGGAGAAAGTCGTTTTGGCGGAAACAGAAAATACGAATCAATCTACTAAAATATGAAACCACAAATACTAAAGCCGGTACATACGCGCCAACTGGCGGCACAGGAAAGCAAAAGGAAACACGGGAAAAAGCCGGAAATCAAAATCAATACCGGCAATAAAATGGAAATTGACTATTTCCGTTTTTACGAATCCCTGTATCGCAAAGAGATTACAGATTGGGTAAGTGCACGAACCTCCCGGCGCGATCCGTTCAATCCGATAACATACCCCATTCAACAACTCTACAAAGATGCCATGTTGGATAACCATTTACAGGGAGCAATAGAGAATCGTATTTTGCGAGTGCTCAACAAAGAAATACTTGTAAAAGATGCCAACGGGAAAATAGATGATAAACTTTCTGCACGACTGCAAACAAGGTGGTTTCGCCATATTATCCGGAAAGGAATGGAAAGTAAATTTTTTGGGTATTCACTTATCTTTATAGAAAATCCCGATACTCCAACTCCAACAATTATAGACTTTCCACGTGAGTGTGTAATACCGGAAAAAGGCATTGTGTTAAACAATCCCTTTGACCCCAATTCCGTAGCAATAAAGTACGGTGAATTCCCATCTTTCTTTTTGTTTGTCAGCTTGGGTAGCGATTTGATAGGCATATTGGAACGTGTAGCCCCCATGACTATTTTTAAACGCCACTCATGGGCGAACTGGGATGAATTTGAACAGATATTCGGAATTCCAATCCGCATCGCCCGCACGTTCATCAATACACAATCATACAAAGATGAATTACAGATGTGGCTCGAAACGATGGGCACCAGTTCCTACGGTATTTTCGATAAACAAACCGATATTGAAATTAAGGAAAGCAACCGTTCCGATGCTTTCAATGTGTTTTATCAAAAAATACTTGCCGTTAATAAAGAAATAAGCAAGGGGATTGTAGGACAGACCATGACCATGGACGACGGCAGTTCGCAAAGCCAAGCCGAAGTGCACCTGAAAATATACGATGAAATCACCAATGCGGATATTACCGATGTGGAAGACTGGATTACCGACAATGTTTTTCCCTTGTTAAGGAACTCCGGTATTGATATTCCCGAAGGATACTATTTGTCCATTGTAGAAAAGGAAGTGGTTAGGCCCATGGACAAAATAAAGATTGATGCTGTTCTTTTGCAAAGCGGGTACAATATCACTCCCGAATACATAGAAGATTTTTACGGGACGCCGCTTGACAAGGATGAACCGCGTAGTGCTGGAACATCTCTACAACTTTCACAAAACCGTTTAGAGAGTTTTTTCGCGTAGGGGCGGGAATAAGCCGCCCGCTAACAGGTTTTCCCGAATTGGATAAATTGTATTTCAACAACAATTTAATATCATTTCAGCTATGTTTAAATGAGTTTGCCGAAACGCTACAACTTACCGCAAAACCGCAAGCCCATAAAATTATTGAGGATATTAAAAACGGATATGCCGGCGCGCATCCGGAACTGTATAACGAATACTGCAGCAATCTTAAAAAAGCTGTAGCCCGTGTTTTTCAAAACTCTGAATATGGCGACCGGTTCTTTGACTTGCGAGCGCAATTTGAGGCAAATGCCGCACGATTTTCGGCATACAAAGCCTACCATGCCACACAGCAAATAAATGCCAAGCGTGCCGATAAAAACGGCGTGGAACGCAGCTTTGAAGCATACCAAAAAGAAGCGCAAAAAGTGATAAGCGCCTTTAACCGTTATCAGGTAGCAGAGCACAACACTGCCGTGGCGCGATGCAGGACAGCAAAGCAGTGGCAGGAGTTTACCGGCGATAAAACCGGAAACGAAATATTTCCCTACATTATGTGGCTGCCAAGCCGTAGCGTAACGCGCAGGGAGGAACACATTGTATTTTACAACAAGTACTGGCCCAAAGATTCCCCATTTTGGAACCAAAACCAACCCGGTAATCTTTGGAACTGTAAATGCGACTGGCAGGAAACAGACGGCAGCGATGGAACACCGGGCGAGGACACGTGGAAACAGGTAAATCATAAAGGGCTGGAAGGAAACCCCGCACAAACAGGTGAGATATTTTCAGATAAGGCTACCTACTTTACACAAGTAAACGCCAGGCAAAGAAGTGAAATTGAGAAAGAACACAGGCATTTTTCAAAAGAAGAGTGGAAATCGAAACTAAGTCAATTTTACGAGAAAACTGCGAAAGTAGAGATAGAAAATAAACCCGCGAAGGTAGGATTTGACAAATATGGGCTCCGGCACTACCTGCAGGATTTATGTGGTGATAATTTTGTTTTAAAGAACAATCTCATACCACACTTGGACAAAATTATTGAAAGCGGAACACTGGTAGCTCACGAAGCAAACACAATGTATGAAAGCAAGAAGGCTAACCCCTACAAAAGAAAAATTATAGAGTTTTTTTATTTTAAGGTAACGCTACCCAATAAAAAAAATGCATTTATTTCAGTTTCAAAATTCAGTGATTCAGACTACCGGCTGTATGCAATTAGTAGCAATTTAAGAAAAACAGCCGGGTTGTATTAACTTGGGGATGAAACCTCCCCTTTGCAAGACAACTCGGCAGTTTGTGCCGCGAAAATAGTATAAATTTAATATAAAACCATGACATCAAAAGAATTTAGGAAATATCTGCAGTCTAAACAGGAAGAAATAAAAAAGGCAATGGAGGAAACCATACCAAAAAAAGCCGCCAATAAAGCCGTGCTACATTTCAAAAAGTCATTCCAGGATGAAGGGTTTACTGATAATAATTTGGAAAAATGGCAAGAGGTAAAACGCTGCGAAAACCCAAAGCGTGCCGATCTTGCCAAAGCAAAGCTGCCTGTACTTACCGGAACCGGAGACTTGGGCCGCTCCATAAAAGCGACAACGGAACCCGGCAAGGTTACCATTACCTCTGATTTACCCTATTCATCTGCCCACAATGAGGGAACAAACAACGCCGGAAGAAATCGAAATGTGGTTATCCCTAAGCGCCAATTTATCGGTGAATCGGAAACACTGAATAAGGAAATTGAAAAGGTGATTGTAGATGAACTGAGTAAAATACTGAAGAAATAAAAAAAGCCCCGAATTTTTTGGGGCTTTTTTATTGGTCGAAGGTTAATGTAGTTTGATTACCCGGATTCTGTTTTTCTTTTTCCTGCTCAATACGGCTACGCAAGTTTCCTTCTCCTAAAATGCGAATGAAAGAATCATACCCCTCAAAATACTGTTTTTCTTTTCGCAGGTTTTTCCATATTTGTTTTAGCGTAATGTATATGTACCTTTCCTGCTGTTTTTTTACAAGCTCCTGTACGTGTTGCGCCTTTTCCAAATAATTAATAGATGTTCTCATGATTCAATGTTATTTAAAAACTCATTCTCATTTGTATGGCACGTTGTACCTGCGGAGCTATTTGTTGGGTGTATAATAAACTGTAGGCTGCCCTTTCGTAGCTACCATTCAACTGCATTGCTTCGCCTATGTGCTTCATAAAAACTACCATTTCAATAATAGAGAAACTGAAATTGTAGATTTTTTGATATTTGTACGTTTTAGCTTCAAATCTTGCGTTTAACACCTCCAACGTTTCCTTTTCGTAAAGCGAACGTGCATCGGCAACACTAAGATTGTATGAAGCGTAAAGAACATACGTTCTTATTACCTCGTACTCGGTTCGTGTGAGCCTTATTTTAATCTTTGTTGCCATAACTTTTTAATTATTCCATAATTCAGCATTCAAATACGTTTCCGCATATTTTTTGCGCGTTCCGTCGGGAATAGAAGAAAAATACTTCCCAATAAACCGGTAGGCTTTCACACGCTCCGTTTCCCGCATTCTATTCCATTTTATAAGCGTTTTTTTCTTGCTGCTATTCAGTTTGTCATCATAGCGTTTCCAAAACATGTCAAAGGTAACGTCCTGCATCATTTCGGTTACCGTTACCGTATCGTATTGCTTATAAAGTCCAAGTGCATGAACATTAGCCGGAATGTTTTTTAAAAACCATTTTTGTGCGTCCTCACTAATATTGGTTTCTAAAAAACAAATACCTTTAAATTTGTCTGATTCATCGAATTTCAATTCGATATATCCCTCAAACCTGGTGGATGTGATGTGGAATATTTTCATAATATTATTAATTTTAGTTTAAGTTCTTGCGCAATATGGTATTCTAATTTTGCTCCTCTGCTTTCTGCCCAGTCCGGCAACAAATAAATGGCATCGCATTGCGCCAGCTGCTCTATACATTTTTTCATACACTTTTCCCAACTCCACGACTGCGAAACCAACCGGATCGGATTAACAACAGTATGGCCGGCCCGTTTTAATTCAAATTCCTTTGCGTTGAATTTGATAAAAACGTCTTGAAAACTAAGTCCTGAAATTTTGCCGGCGAGATAGACTTTCATTGTTTATACTTTTTACACTTTCTAAAATCGCTAATCTTAATAAATTTATAAAAGCGAAATTCGTGGTACCACTTCTTTTCGTCATTCTTTTTATACTTTTGATATAAAGCGCAATTTTTCCTATTTATACATATCTCAGACCCTTTCTTGAAATTGTAATAAAATCCCAAACAACAATCCATTGATTTGTTATGCTCTTGCACTATATTAGCCCAAATCTTTGTTTTCATATTGTATCATTTTTAGTTTTGTAGCCTTAATTTCAGGTATTACCCAATCTCTTTGGAATCTTCTCCATGTTTCGTCATATTTACCTTCAAAATCCCTATAAAGCATCGCAAAAGGAAAAAATCCTGCTTTCCATGCTTGTACTAATCTTTTTTCAGCTTTTTCAAAGGTATCTCCTTTATGCCCGATGAGCACGTAACAGCACACCGTGTGGCTATTATTTTTAAAACCTGCATTTCTCAAAAAAATACCTGCTTGTATGAGAGGATCGAAATCATTTTTCGTATCATAAGCAAAAAATAACGAAGACGGTTTAAGTTCCTTTAACTTGAATGCCATTTCTTGTGTTAATAATTTTGCCTCCAAACCGCCTGTAAATTTTGGTTTATTTTTCTGCCTTTTTAGCATTTCAAAAACGGCGTTTATATGATGTTCAGAACATGCAAGTAAATTATCATCCTGAATAATATAACCATCAACAATCGGCAATTCTATTAAATCGCCTTGTACTTTATGAACATTACAGAACCAACATTTATTCGGGCAGCCTCGCGAAGTAATCACATATCCTTTTTTCAGATACAATCCGGGCACAAACTCTCCACCTGGTTGTCCAAATGCAACACCGCCTATCTTTGTGTTAAATCCTGCCCATCGCCATTGATTATACAAATATTCTGCACGCCTTAAATCCCACGTGAATGTAACAGATACATGTACTTCATCGGCTTCATCAAATATCACAGGCTTGCAGTTAATCCTTACGTTCTCATCGTCCGGAGTTGCTTTTGTTTTTCGAGGAAACACACGAATAATACGCTTATCTGTCATTGTTTGTTTCTCTAATCAATTGAACTGAAATTAAGGTCAATATTTTGGTATTTACCGTTTCCATCTTTTACCCAAACACGGAAATACGTTTTTGAATCAGGACGACGAATTGACTGCTCAAGCAATGTCATAGCATCTTGGAACGTTTCGTCTTGTATTTTTGACCGATATTTTAAAAGCCCCATTACCTTTTTTGTATCTAACTTTCCACGAGAGGTCGTAAAGGCATCCGTTACAAGTTCCTTTGCAAATTCCGCTTTCCCCTGAATGTTTTCGCTAAGGAACTTATCAAATTTTTCTTTACTGGCTTTTATTGTCAAATCATCAAAATCAATGCGTTCGTTTATTGCAACTTCAATTTTTATTGACCTGTCAAAATTAAACCAGGTGTAATTTCCTTTTGCATCTGTTTTTGCTCCTTTTTCTGCCATGGCCGCAGCATAGATTTCATTACAAACCTTTCTTAATTCCAATTTGAATTCTGAAAGTTGCTTGTTTAGGGAGGTCGCTTTTTTTACAATAGCTGAAGACTTGTTCTCCATAAGTCTTTCTAATTTTGTGATGCGTGATACAGGGATTTGCACACCTGCTTCATCTGTCCACATACTGTCTTTTGTTGTGTGTATCATAACTATTACGGTTTTAATTGTTACTAAATTCTTTTATGCTTTTTCTTTTTGGCAAGTATTTTGCCTTGTTTTTACGCTGTTTGTTTATTGCACTGTCAAGGCAAATGCGCACAATGGCGTTACCTGACTGTAGGAGTCTTGCCGCTTTTAAATGGGCAAGGTTGCCCATAATGCCGCCACATGGCATTCCATCGGACGCAATGAAATCAAGGCGGCTTTTGTTTGGATAATAATCTGCTGTTGTCATAATTTTATGATTTAAAGGATTGATAATTGTCTGGTATATTTATACTTTTCTATTAGTTTTTGTAGATAAAAGTTGGCAGTATCATATAGGGGGGGGCAAATAATGACCCTTTTGCGCGCATCAATTTTAAAGCCATCACTTTTGGCTTTCCGGTGTAAATAATAGCGAGTGTATTTCTTTTCCATAACTAATGATTTTATTGTTTTGATAAAATAGCCTCCAATTTTTTACGCAACTCATTCAACTCTTTTAAACTCAAATGGTAAAGCCTTTTTCCATTGCAGATTTTACGACTTTCCAAATAAGCATTTACATCTTTCCAGTTTGTTGTATCTATACCCAATTTTTGCATCACTTTCAATACACCACTACGGGCTTTTTTTATGGCGACATTGTCATTAATCGCTTTGTCCATTGTTTGGAGCATTTCTAAATACAGGGTAGGGCACAGTTCGTAGAATTCGCTCAAAGAAGTAGTACCGCCTTCGCTCCATTCAAAAACAAGTTCTTCTTTTGTACATCCAGGCATTTGTTTTAATAAAGCAAAGAACCGGCTGTGGCTGGGTTTGGTTTTTACGGTGCTCATGATTCGTTAAATATGTTATAATCTCTGCTTACACAATTGCTCGGTAAATCTTCGCGGCTAACACCGGCAATACTCAATAAGGAATCTTTAAAATATACCTTTGGGGGATTTACCTGTGTGCGCGTAAACCAATTCACACTTCCCATAAATGCCCTTGCTTCAATTGGACTGTATTTTTTACCACTCTCTAAACCGATTTTATACAAATTGGTAAAGGGTGCGGTTTGGCGTATCATTTCCTTACTGCTTTTAAAGTCAATGATAGGTTCAATTGAAGCCCAAACCTTAAATCCGACATCATGTAATTTTTTCATCGCTTCGATTCGTTCAGTATTTGTAGAAGCATTAGGTTCAAGCTCATCGTGTCCGGTAAGCGTAAATCCGAAAGCAATAAAATCTATAATACTATCAACCTCTATTCTTCTTTCTCTGTAAGCATTAATCCCATTCAATAGGATTTTTACCCAACTGGCACGTTTTGTTAGGATCTTACATTTCACATTGTTTTTTGCTGCTATACAAATAGCATCCCAAGTTAACTCTATCGTTCCTTTTAACATAGGATCGGTAGTGAATGAGAAAAATAATCCATGTTTTTGCAATTCAGGCAAATTTGCTTTTAGCTCTTTTTCAAAAACTTCGATGGCGTGTTCTCTATTTTTAAAACAGGCCTTTAATGTCGGCAAAATACCCCATGTATGTGCCATTATACCACGTTTGCAGTAACAATAATGGCAGTTGTGCGAGCAACCGGTGTAGAAGTTGCAAGCCCAATAGCTATACTCTCCGGCTTTTCCTGAGGGGTTGTAAATTGCTCTTCCTTTAAACTGTTTCATATTATTTGTTTTCTAAAATTGCTAATAATTCATCTAATAATGCGCTTTCAGCGGATTCGTAATCACTTGAACTTGCTGCATCATAACTTGTTCTTGGTTTCAACCTTCTTTCTCCTACATCTGTAACTTGCGGCACTTGGTATCTACCCATGTAAGTAGGTGAAACTACATCAAAGAATGTTACGCTATTTTTTATTTCTTTTTCATCTCTAATCCACTTTAATGCAAGTGCAACCGTAGGTCTAATGCTTTCAAGCGCCCAATACCAATCAAACCCTAATTTCTTAAGTCTTTTAAATTGTTCTTCTGTTACTAATTGCAGTCTGTTTTCTATTCCGTATTTCATAATTCTAACTTTAAATATTACCCCAATATTTCTCTGCCCGTTCCGGACACACATCAATCGGCTCTCCGCCACCATATCGACTAACCGGAAACGCCCTGTGTCCTTCAACACGAAAAACACAGTTAGCATCGCGCTGGATCCTGCGCGCAGTATTACCGTCCGGATTCATTCCCTTTACATGGCTGATGTAAACAAATAACTTGTCATTAAAGGAGTGTTTTAATTTCTTGTATTGCTGAAAATTCATCTCTGCAAACTGCACAGAATCAATAATGATAATATCGGCAGAGCGTTGCTTTTTTAATCGCTTGGGTAAATCGTTTACATCCTCTTTGTCCAAAAACAAAACCCCTTTTGAATCTATCAAACCGGTACGCTCAATAGCCATTTTAATAGTAAGGCTTAATCCCTCTTCAATGGAATTGTATAGCACGTTTCCAAAGCCGGAGAGATACTTTGCCAACATCATCGCAAAAGATGTTTTCCCATTTTTGGGCGGCCCATATATAAACCATGTGCCGGTTAGCTCCGGTTTGCCCACAGCAGCCAACCAATCGCCTGTAAAGTCAAGCGTGTTGAAATTTGTGGTCATGATATTATGTACGGTTAAGGCACGCATGTTAGGCTATTTTTCTAATTTCTTTATAAATACGTCTCAGGCTTGGCATACCATCCTCGCCAAGCGTGCTTTTTAGCAATTTGGGAACATCCACATTGTCCGGTGCATTTGCCTTAATAATCATTGCCGCCGTTTGGTTCATAAAGTTTCGGCTGTCCTCTTTTCCTGCCGGTATTACCTGTCCGAACCTTTTCCCGAACCGGCTAAATACTTCCGTATAGCCTACCTTTTTACAGTCAATAGAGCGGCGTATTTTTTCCTTCAAACCGTCGGCGCCCATCATATAGTAACCGCACGTCATTTCGGTGGCGTTCCAAAGGGCTTTTATCTCCAAAAAGGCATCGTATTGCAAGTCGCCGGCTTCATCAAGAATAATAAGGGGATTGGGCAGCGTTTTGAGGTAAAACACCAAGTCCTCGTAAACGTCCGAATATTTTCCGGTACTGCCCACCCCAAATTCTTTAGCAATGTAGCGTATCAGTTTTTGTTTGCTTTTCACTTGCGAACAATCCACGTAAATGGCGTTTTTGTGGGTTTTTACATAGTGTTGTGCCGTGAATGTCTTACCTATATCCGAAAGGTCGCACAAAAGCGCGGAAAGGCTCTCTTTTTGGCATGTTTCTAACTGTGCCGTGATAAATTGAAACACCGGTGTGTTTACTGCCTTCCAGTCCGGTGCGTTGCTTAGGTTAACGTCCAATTTACGTGCAATCGTTACCCAGTTGGCATCGCTCAATACCTTTTCTGTTTCGCCCTTCATTATTCTGCTGAACTGCGCAGCTGAAATACCAAGCGAGGTGGCAAGTTTCGTATCGGATCCTCCAAACGTGGTGCGGCGTTCTTTTAACGCTTCTAAAATTCTGTTTTTAAATTCTAATGTAATCATTGTATTGGTGTTTTAGGTTTATAATTGTGCTAATGCTAATTCGGCATAATCCCCTACAAATTCGTATTCATCGTAATTTTCCACCGGTGCCGACTCCACAATCTCCACCGGAACGGCCACGATGGTGCGGGAGGTAATCGCATCCATCACGCCGACCTGTGGAATATAGTTTCGTATCTCTTTAATATTTTTGTCAAATTTGGCAATGCGTCCGTGCTGATACAGCATATTTTCGCGATCGGCATCTGTACGTTCAACAGCACATTCATTGTATGATTTGAGCGCCCTGTTGGTAGCTTCACCGATATACATTTCATCCTGGTATAGATAAACCGTTTCAACCGATCCGCTTTCAGTCGGTAGCCAATAGGCTTCCACTTTGCGGTTGTTTGGTTTTAGTTTGCGCAGGCAATTCAAGTCCGCCAGTTCAAAGGTTTCGTTGTTTGCCATTACGTAATCGTTGTTGTAAATCGTGCAATCCTGTACGTTACCAATATAGCGGTACAGTTTCCATTTTTCAATGGCTGTTAGTTCAGGATTAACAAACTTCATAAACACTTCTTTGCGGGTCATTCCCGGAAAGGTATTTTGCAGCGGGTGTAATTCGTTGTTGTGAGCTTCTATATCTGCCAGGTCATCGGCAACAATGGTTTGCGGTTGAAATTCCGGCTCCACAAAGTCGCCATCCACTTTATTACGAACTACGCTATACGCTTCATGTTTTGCATACCAACGTCCGCGTGAGTGCCCGGCTTTTTTAGAGGATCCGTATTTCAATGCCTTTATAGCATGCTCAGCGCGTTTTTCCGTTGGGCTGTTGCAAAAACGAATGTGCGGAAATACGGAATTTAACCAGGCGAAGTTTTTCATTAAAAAGTGCTCAACCTCAAGTTCTGCCGGAGATGGCAACCCTAATTCATCCAACTCACAAAACATATTCCGAAACGCTTCATATACGGTGTCGGCAGTAGGACGGCCCACTATGTACGCAGGACGGAACCAGTAACCGCTTACCACATCAACAGCCATATAACTGTTAACCCAACCCCGCACGCTTTTACGGCTCAGCGTTCTGTCATCCATCGAAATTTTACTTAATGAGTATTTTCCATTGTGGCGGTTGTGTTTGGGGCGCATTTTGGTATTGTAATCAAAATTGCCGTTTCTATCCATATACACCGCCGTATTATTCAATACATCTTTTAGATAGTTCCAAACTGTACCTACAGAAATGTCAAGTGGTCTGCCTTTATATTGGAAATCTTCCGGGAAGAAACACTCACCGCTTTTTTTATCGTAAAACTCCTTATTGCCATTAACAAAATCCAAATAATCAGCATGCACGCCTTCAACAAATGGCTTGTCTGTTTTGCGCCACAACGCCAATAAAAGATGCTCTGCCGACTTGGATACCTTCCGGGAGGAATCGTTGCCCAACTGACCGTGTAAAATTGACCTGTAACCGTCGTTTAAAAACGCTTTAAACTCCCTTTCAAAGGTGCGAACATTGCTAACCGGTTTCACGTCATACTCAACACACCTTTCTTTATACCACTCAAAGTTCGCTCTCCAAAGTTTCTCTTTTTTGATTCTGCCGCCCGATTTTGCCAAATGCTGATTCTGCCGGTGCCAGCCATCCTTTACACCCTTTAAAACGGAAGCCTTAAACGTATATTTATCAACCTGATCGTCCGTGAGCGTTTTGCCGTCCTGCTTTTTAAACATTTCATAAAAGGCGCGGGCCTGCTGATCAATCTCGACGGAATAAGTAGGTTGTATTTCTTCTTTTTTGGTAATAGTTGTATTTACATCGCCGAACTTGGCTTGGATAACAGCCTTACGATTAGGTTGTAAACTGTGGTAATTAATGAGAGTTTGATTGTATAATGACCTGCGAACTATTTGTAAAAGTCCTTTTCTACTATCATTATGAAGCTGATCTTCGCTCAATCCGGCATCCAACCAGTTTGCTTTTGTAATTACCGTAAAACCGTTATACTCAAAATACATTTTACTTTTTTGTTCTTTTTAGCTCCCGCTCCGGAGTCGAACCGGAGAAAAACCATTCGGGAAAATTTGTGTAATTTCGCGTTGCCAAACTTTAAAATTTACACGTATGGATGAAAACTTGTTTTTACACTTTGAAAGCATAGGCGCGCTATCCGGATTAACAGAACTACAGCTAAGCAAATTTGAGTTTGCCTGCGAAAAAGCAGTAGAAGAAAATCCGAATCTTGGTTTTGATGATCTGTGCATTGCTTGTGGGGTTTACCTTAACTTTATTATTAGTTTTCCTGAGCTTGATCTGGGACCGGTTCTGAAGCAAATTGAACATCATTAGTAACTCTTTGAAGTGACTCGCTCAACTTTTCCATAAAGTTATCGGCATCTTCTTTTGAGTTAATTGTTGCTTCACCTATCAGATTATTGATGTGAACGTTAATGTGGGGTGTGGGTTTTTTAGCAACAAACAATGCTGAAATAAAACCTACTGTAAAAGATATTCCCATAAGGATAAGAAATGTTATTGCGCTCATAATTACCTCCTGTATTTTAATAGTTATCAATAAATACCTTAGCATCAGCAACATTGCTAAATTGCGCCTCTACCTCACGAAAACCTGCAGGCTGTTCCATTTCATCCGGAGTGGTCAGATCAAATAATTGTTCCTCATCGTTCCACACGATAGCCCACCCCTTGTATTTTAACTTTTTTGGATCCGCTTTCTTTGTAATCCCAAATTCGGGCACTTCATCCCCAAAAAACTCCGGGAACGCATCCACAAGTTTGCGCCTGTTTTGTTGAGAGGCGATGTAAAATAATTCTTTGAGACCCACATTAAAGGAGCCTTCGCCGGTACGTGTACCGTTGTGCATTTGCATGAAAATACTTTGATTTGGTGTTTTGCTCATAGTATTATATTTTAATTGTTAGTGTTTTTATAAATTGGATCCCCACCAGCTTTAACAGCAGCCACACGAATTTTTCGTGCTATTTCACTGTTCGATCTTCCACTGAGTGCATTGCCCACACTTCGGGTTGTTACACGGAATGCCTTAGCCAATTGTTCGCTGGTTCCGTATTTTACTTTTACCTTTGTGATTTCTGTATTCATTTTTAAATAATTTTGTGCGCGTTTTCCTAATTGGAATTACGCAGCAAAAATACAGATTATTCTGAATAAAACAATAAATAATGAAAAAAAATACAGGTTTTTCTGAAAGACTTAAAAAAGTCATTGATTATTTGAACATTACGCCTAATGATTTCGGAAAAAAATTAGGGTATGATCGGTCTCAAACTGTATATGACGCACTCAACGGGCGATGTAAACCGAGCTTTGACTTCATTTTTCGGATAATAAATACAGAATATTCTGCAATCATTAATACCGATTGGCTTGTTTCTGGCTCCGGTAATATGTTGCGAAATCAAAACGTACATGATTCATCACACGCACACACCAACAACGACACACAAACCGCTCAAAATCAGCGCAAAGATACAAAAAATATTGTACCATTATACAATGATGTGGATTCTTTTGGCGGAAATAATGAATACTCTGCTAATATGGACGGTTCCCTGTCCCCAACAGAGTATATTGATACCGGCGATTGGTTTCGTGGAATCACTGCCGCCATACGTCATTACGGCGACAGTATGGTAGAATATCCTCCCGGATGTATTCTCGCTTTAAGAGAAATACAGGAGAGGCACTTAATTGTAGATGGGGAAGATTATGTAATTGAAACCAGCGAATACAGGATTACAAAGTGCGTAGAGCGTGGGAGTGATAAAAGTCATATAATAGCGTATAGCTCCAATAAAGAAACCCACAACGATGGCAGCTTAAAACACAAACCCATTCCTATTGCGTGGGCCGATATACGTAAAATCTTTTTAGTTCTTGGCTATGTTGTAAAAAAGAATGGCGGCACGATGGTGTATAGTGGTAAGAAATAA